TCAAATTGATGGGGCTTTACCCATTGATCAAGGCGGTACGGGATCTACTTTAACAGCTGTGCCTGGCGCTATTGCTTACGGAAACGGCGGTCAAATATCTTTAGGATCTGTCGGCCTTGCTGGGCAAGTTTTAATTTCTGGCGGCACAGGCGCTTATACTTGGGGTTCAGCATTAATTCAGTCTGACCAACCAGCAAATGTTTTCTTTGGAGGCCCAGCCTCTGGAGGCTCGGCTGCTACGGCTTTTAGAGCTCTAGTTAACGCTGATTTACCAACTTCGGGAGTCACTGCGAACACCTACGGATCGGCTAATTTAATACCAGTTCTTACAATAAACGCTGAAGGTGTAGTAACTTCAGCTACAACTACTGCCTTTACAAGTGGTTTAAGCTTTAAAGGAACTTGGAATGCTACAACAAACACTCCAGCATTAGCTTCAGGCACTGGAACTCAGGGTGAGTACTACATTACTAATGTTGCCGGAACCACTAATCTAGATGGAATAACTGATTGGCAAATTGGAGATTGGGCTGTATTTAACGGCACAGTATGGCAAAAAATTGATCAGTCAAACACGGTAATATCAGTAAACGGAGAAGTAGGCGCTGTCGTCTTAAGTGCGGCAGATGTAGGTGCAACCGCACTTAACGGAACTGGCGCTACGGGAACCTGGGCTATATCAGTAACTGGATCAGCCGCGACTGCTACAACAGCGACGACTGCAACCAACGTTGCTGGAGGAGCTGCCAACCGTATTGTTTATAATGATGGTGCAGGCACTAGCGATTTTGTGGTGGCACCCACAGTCACTGATACGTTCTTAAAATGGAATGGATCAGCTTTTGTGTGGACCACAGCAGTAAGTTCTGCTGTGACAAGCTTTAGCGCAGGCTCAACAGGATTAACTCCAAGCGGATCAACAACTGGGGATGTAACATTAGCAGGAACACTGGCGGCAGCAAATGGCGGTACAGGATTAACAGCGCCAGGAGCGAGTGGAAACTTTCTTACGTCCAACGGCACTATTTGGACCACTAATTCGCCATTTCCTTTAACCACTGCTGACCTGGGTGATGCTACAGTGACTACAGCAAAGCTGGCGTCACCAATTGCTCCTACCATAAGCGGCGGAACAGTTAATAACACTGTAATCGGGGGCTCAGTACAAGCCGCTGGTTCATTTACCACAGTAACTGCTACCACTGGAATTTCTGGCGGCACTTTCTAATGATACTTTTAAGGATCGGAGATTAAAATGGCTGAAACAGGATTTACACCAATTCAACTTTATCGCACAGCGACTGGCTCAGCTGTTCCTTCAGCAAGTGATTTAGCTGATGGCGAATTAGCTATTAATACTAATGATGGCAAGCTGTTCTTTAAAAACTCATCAGGAGCGGTTACTACAATCGCGTCTACTTCAGGCAATACTGGTACAGTAAGTTCTGTTGCTTTTTCTGGAGGGTCAACTGGTATTACTGTGTCGGGAAGTCCGATAACATCCACTGGAACTATAACAATTGCTGGAACACTTGTTGTGGCTAATGGTGGCACAGGTGCAACTAGTTTAGCAGCTAACAATGTTGTCTTAGGCAACGGCACAAGCGCGGTTCAAGTTGTTGCTCCTAGCACCAGCGGGAACGTTTTAACCTCCAACGGCACTACGTGGCAATCAACTGCTCCTGCGGCTAGCGGAATATCAGCAGGTCTAAGCATCGCTCTGTCGATGATAACGGGAATATAGGAGAACCATAATGTCGAATCCCAATATAGTAGCAGTAACCAGTATTTTAGGAAAAGCAGACACGCTTACTCCGGCTAACACCACTGCAAATGTTTTGTTGGCGAATGCTGCTTCCAGCAATACGGTTTTAAAGATAAATCAAATAGTAGCAGCTAATGTGGATGGCACTAACGCTATTGACACGACTGTGGCAATTAACTCAGCGGCGGCTGGATCAGGTACTAGCTTTCCTATTTGCTCTACTGTCAGCGTTCCTGCTGATGCAAGTCTAATTGTTGTGGACAAAACTACTGGTATCTATCTTGAAGAAGATAAGTCCATTACGGTCCAAAGTAGCACAGCGAGCAAAATTGCTTACAGCATTAGCTACGAAATAATAAGTAGTAGTTAAGAGCAATTGACTTGACACTTGATAGAGCTGCACTAAGCAGCCTGTCAAACGGACACGGAGGTTTATAGTATGGCAATTAGAAATTGGCAGGGTGGCTTCATCACTGCAACCGAAATAACACCGACTGGACCTTTGGAGACCGGTTCAGCTTCGGGCGTGTGGACGTTAGCTGAAGCTGCTGCTTACACCGAACAAGGTATTTGGCCAACAGCCGGGAATTTACCCCCTGATAGAGGAATTATTGGCGGTGGCCAGGATGACATTACGGGCGCTCAAAATATAATTCAATATATTACGATTTCTAGTACAGGCAATGCCATTGATTTTGGAGATCTGACTGTTAGAAGGCGAGATCTAGGTGCTTTATCTTCTGCGACTAGAGGTGTTTTTGCAGGCGGATACGGCGACCCTAATCCAGTAAATACCATTGATTACATAACTATTGCCTCTACGGGAGACGCAATTGACTTTGGAGATCTCACCGTCATTGCGAGTGGAACGTCCGCTTGTAGCAACAGTACACGGGGAATAATATTTTTAGGAATTACCAATGATACTTCCAACAGCGATATTATTGAATTCGTTACGATAGCTTCCGCTGCTAATTCAACTGATTTTGGTGATTTGACTAATTCTCAAAGAACTTCACAAGGTCTATCTTCATCAACAAGAGCTGTTAGATGCGGTGGTTTTAGCAATGTGATGGACTACGTTACGATCTCAAGCACAGGAAATGCTACTGATTTTGGGGATCTGCCTAGATCAGCTTATTACTTGTCTAGTGGCAATTGTACTTCGGGAACAAGGGGTATAATAAGCAGTATATCGGGAGCCTCAGCCTCCAATGAGATCAACTATATAACTATAGCAAGCACTGGCAATTCAGTTGATTTTGGCGATGCAACCACTACTCTTAATAATAATCCTGCCAGTTGTAGCAACACTACACGGGGTATTATTGCAGGAAGCGCACCAAATTCCAGCAACATTATTCAGTACGTTACTATAGCTTCAACAGGTAACGCGATTGACTTTGGAGACCTTACATCTGCTATTTACTATTCGAGTGGCTTGTCTGACTGTCACGGGGCTTTATCATAAAATATTTTTACAGCTAAAAGGAAAGGCTATAAATGTCTAATGATTTAATAATCAAAAGCTTGCAAATTAATTTACCTGCAGCTAAGCCAGAATATAAAAATATGCTGTCTAATATTCAGGAAAAAATGCCTGCTGTTGAAAGAGACACAAGCAATTTTCATAAGTCTCACTCTCAATTTATGCAAGTTACATTAGATATTACTGCGATTACGCCTATACGCAGTATCAAGCACACTCTGGCAGAGATCGAAAAGACTAGATCGGCTCTTCAAGAAGCTTACATCGGCACGCGCAAGAAACAGGTAGAACTGAAAAAGAAAAAAGTAAGTTTAAATGAATGCGTGGATTTGCTAGATCGTGAGATGATAGAAATTGAAATAATGGAGATTCAAAGTCAGTTAGAAGGATCTCAAAACGTTGTTAATGGCGCGCTTCGTAAAATGAACTTTTGCGTAAACCAACATAAACAATTGCTAGACAGTATTGGTAGGACTGAAATTACAGAAGAAGATTATGAAAGGGAAGAGGCGCGCTATCACATTATGACTTGTATGAAGCAAGCACTGAATGCAGCACGTGGTCGCAATGGAATGATTGACGAAGGTAATCTTATTTATTTATTTGATCTTGGTATTAACGCTGCACAAGCTCAAGCAGAAGTTTTTGCTTATCTTTCAGCTGAAAATGATCTCATCAAGATAAATAAAGGACCGACACATCAGATGACTATGAATTGGCTTTCTGCTTGTGCAGACAAGTGGGCAGACGATCCATCCCACTATGCAGCGATGAGAGGATTTGAGATTCTCGATGAAAGTAGCTTAACTAATAAATTAATTGAGGCTAAGAAAAATGGCACATCAGGTCATTAAATACCGCTTAACAGCAGAAGGTACTATTCCTGAGTTTGTATGCTCCAGTAATGAGAGCATTGGAGGCTCGTTTGGAGTTAACGACGGCTTAGAAGATTCTCCGAGAGATTGGCTAATGGTTGAAATATCGGAAGATGGAGCCACGGGTGATTTTGAGGTAATTAATTCTCAAGAAGACCTTAAGAGCTACTTGGATAGCATTAGTTCAGGGTGGATTATGCCAGATCCTGACAACGAGGGACTTAACGTAGCTTTTAATTCAACTTCTCAAGCTGCAAGTGTTTGGGAAAAATTAGATAATTTGAACGCATAATGTTTGCGTCGAGCTTTATTTCAAGCATATTTTATAAGGCTGTGGGTAGAGAGAAATAATATGAGCTACACAATGACTTATGACAGTCTTCTAGTGGATCTTCGCCGGTATTTAGAGCGAGGCTTTACTGAGGCTAGTGATCAAATTGTATTTGATCAGCTTCCAAGGTTAATCACCTTGGGAGAAAGACGAATTGCGCGTGAGCTTAGAATAGAAGGATTTATTCGAGCTGTGAACGTTCCGCTATCAATTGGAGTTTCAACTTATTTGAAGCCTGATCGCTGGAGAGACACCGTTTCAATGAATGTGACTGGAGAGTCTATATTTGCTCGTTCTTACGAATATTGTAGAAATTACTGGCCTGATGAAGCAGAAACTGCGGCTCCTCAATTCTATGCAGATTATGACTATCAGCACTGGCTTATAGCACCTACTCCAAATTCTACAGCTACTTTAGAAATTTTATATTACGAGCAACCTGCTCTTTTAGGAGATGATTTTCAAAGCAATTGGCTCACCGAGTACGCGCCAGATGTTCTATTGTATGCCGCGCTGCTAGAAGCCACTCCATTTTTAAAAGACGACGAACGCGTTGCAATGTGGCGAGAAATGTATGATCGCGCAGCGCAAGCATTAAACGGCGAAGATCTAGCCAGAATAATGGATAGAAGCGCAACAAGGAGTGAAGCATAATGCCGAGTTATACAGATGTGTTTGGCGGAGCCAACATTTATCCAAGTGAAATTAGTTACAGTTCCGTTGCTTTAAGTGAAAATATTACTCTAAGCTGGCCAGAAGAGACTTCCACCAATGTTAATCTTGCCACACGAATTATGGATGTTACTCCATCGGGTTCAGGCTTTGACATTATTTTACCGGATGCTCAAAAAAGCGGTAACGGTAATACCATTCTTTTTAACAACAAAGGCGCATCTACATTTACGGTAAAAAATGCAGGTGGCGTTCAAATTGGAACAATTGCTGCTGGTCAAGTTTGGCAAGTTTATTTAACTAGCAATACTACGACTAACGGTACATGGGTAATTCTACAATACGGTGCTACCACTTCCAGCGCCAATGCCTCGGCATTAGCTGGTACTGGTATCGTTGCTGTTGGTACGGTGCTCAGTCAATCAGTACCTATTACGGACTTTAACTCTAATTACGTAGCTGGAGACACTGATCGCGCCAAGATGTACAACTGGACTGGAGCGGGTGGTACTTTAACGCTGCCAGATCCTACTGTTGTTGGAAATAACTGGTTTATGTATCTGCGTAACTCAGGGTCGGGCCAAATTTCTGCAACTCCTACTGGGTCTATATTAATTGACGGCGCGGGTACTTTGGCATTTCAACCAGGCGAATCAGCCATAATTGCTTGCGATGGTACAAATTTCTTCACGATAGGATTTGGTCAATCTGCTACTTTTGCTTTTGATTACACTGTTATTGATGTTGCAGGCTCCGGTGACTTTACTCTTACTGGATCTCAACTTAATCGAGTTGCTTACCGATTCACTGGAGTCATTTCGGGCAATAGAAACATAATTATTCCCGCCACTGTGCAGCAATACTGGATAGACAATCGTACCACTGGCGCTTTCACATTTACTGTAAAAGTCTCTGGAACTACTGGAGTCACGCTTACCAGCGGTGAGAGAGGAATTTATTATTGTGACGGAAGCGAGATATTAGACGCAGACACCGCAAGTGTTGGATTTCCTATTTCTATTGCTAATGGCGGAACTGGAGCTACAACTGCAGGTGCTGCTTTAATCAACTTAGGCGGTACAGCCACAGGTATAGGTGTTTTTACTGCTGCGAATCAACCGGCAGCTTGGACGGCATTAGGAGTAGCTCAGGCTGGCAACGTAAACGGAGGTTCGTTTTAGCCAATGCCTATTCAGACAGCCGTACTAAAATCCGCTCCTGGCATCAAGAGGGACGGCACTAAGTTTCAAGGTGATAATTACACTGACGGTCAATGGGTGCGTTGGCAAAGATCGCTTCCTAGGAAAATGGGTGGCTTTAAGACTAGTCAGAAGTTTCTGGCAGAAATAAGTCGTGGATTTAATACGTTTACTCAGATGCTCTTCGTTTATTGTCATTCTGGAGGTGCAAATCAAGTAGAGAGATTTACTCTTGATGCAACCGGAAATAGCTCAATAATCACGGACAGAACACCAATAGCTGTTGGCGCATACGGAACTGTCACTTTAGCTGGTGCCAGCGGCTCAGTAACTATGATTGCTGTAAATGGCGTTGACGTGATGTCAGGAGCAGTAGCCTTTAATGCCACTATAGATCAGACTGCAACAGATGTTGCGGCTAACATTACCGCTTTTACAAGTACTCCTAATTACACTGCTGCTGCCGTTGGTGCTGTAGTTACCATTACATCAGTCACCACTGGCGATCAAGTCAACGGCTTTGTAATTACTAACACCTTAGCTACGCTGACATCTACTCTAGCCAACTTTGACTACGGCTCAGATGCATTAGAAGCCGATGTTAATAATTACTGGATGTTTGATGTTCAATACGCATCATCTAGTAATGAAAACTACATAATTGCCTCGGTAGCACCAAATGGGACTTGCGTATGCAACGACCAAGGCGGTCAAATATTTTTTGGAACGGTTTTAGGTACAGAAGTTTTGAGAAGCATCCCGCTTCCTGCAAACGCTAATGTAACTGGCGGTATTGTCAGCCTTCATCCTTATCTTTTTTATTATGGAACTGATGGAATCATAGGATGGTCAGTTTCTGGCGAGCCTACTGACTTAACAGGCACAGGATCAGGTCTTGCTCGCGTCTGGGGGCAAAAGATAATCAAAGGTCTGCCAATGCGTGCCGGTTCGGGAACTGCTCCTGCTGGCATATTCTGGGCTTTTGATGCAGTCATAAGAGCCACATTTACAGGCGGCGACACAGTATTTCAGTTTGATATAATTGCTACTGGCACCTCAATAATCTCACAGTTTTGTGTCATAGATTATGATGGCGTATTTTATTGGGCTGGCGTGGACAGGTTCTACCTATTTAATGGCGTAGTTCGAGAAGTTCCAAACAGCATGAATCTTGATTATTTTTACGATGGGATCAACGTCAATGAGCGAGATAAGACGTTCTGTTTTCAAGTTCCCAAGTATGGCGAGATATGGTGGTGTTATCCAAGAGGCACAGCGACTGAGTGCACTCATGCTGTTGTATACAACGTTCGAGAAAAAACTTGGTATGACACTGAACTGCCTAACACGGGGCGATCAGCTGGTCATTATAATAATTCTTTTGCAGCGCCCGTTCTGACGGGTGTTCTTCCTGCTCCAAATCCTGTAGATGCATTAACAATTCTTGCTGTCACCGTTGTTAACGCGGGTTCTGGTGATAAATTTAATATAGACGGCGCTCCTCAGGCTACTCAGACTTTTATTGAAGGTAACACCTATCGTTTTGACCAATCAAACGCAAATAATGCTGGTCATCCTTTGCGTCTTTCGATAACTTCAGACGGCACGCATTCAGGAGGCTCAGCGTACACAACTGGAGTTACTGTTGTGGGCACGCCAGGCAGTGCAGGAGCATATACGCAAATCATTGTGGCCACTGCAGCGCCTACACTGTATTACTATTGTTCTATCCACGCCGGAATGGGCGGTCAGATCAATACAGATGCAAGAGGGGAAGGCTATAAAGTTTGGCGGCATGAATTTAAAGTGGACGAATATGATGGCCCTGTAGTACGACCTATCAAATCATTTTTTGAAACAAACGACCTCTCGACCATTGTAACTGGCAAGAATCGATACTTAAGAATTACAACAATAGAACCTGATTTTGTTCAAAGTGGACCAATGACAGTTAATATAACAGGCAGAGCTAATGCGAGAGCTCCAGAAGTTGTTAGTACTACTTTTACTTTTCCAGAGTCAGCTGCAGAGCCTTATGAGCAGATAGTGATGCTCAAAGAGCAACGCAGAGAATTAAGAGTAAAATTTGAATCGAATGAGTTGTACGGAGATTATCAAATGGGCCAAATAATCGCACACTTTGATAGTGGCGATGGGACAGATTTAGGATGACAGGTCTCTCTGTAACGCTTCCAGTGGGCATTGAGCTCATGGACTGGGCTGATTGCCTCATTACTGATTTTGATGCCTTTGGAGCGTATTCTCCATTAGAAGATCCTGATAAATGGCAGGATTGGGCAGCTCAGTACAACAGATCTTCTAGCTTAATAGAAGATTTTCCTGATCCATACGGGTTCGATATTACTGACTGGCAAGGATGGGCAGAAAGATTTGTTCAGACAACATTATGAAATATATTGGCTATAAAGACGAAATCAAAGCAGAAGAATGGGCAAGGAAATACTTGGGCCTTAAGCATGCGCCAATGGATGTGTTTAGAGCACTATCTGCTGTAAACAAAGACGGTGAATTTGCGTGCGTAATATTGTTGACTAATTTCTCGAAAAGAAATATTGATGTAAATATTGCGGCTGATTGTCATTTTACTCCAAAGAACAGCATTATGATGTTTAATGGCTTATTCTCAATGATTTTTGATGAATTGAAGGCGGTAAGAAGCACGGCTTTAATTGCTAGTTCAAATGTAGCTTGTCAAAAATTCGTAGAACAAATAGGCTTTCAGAAAGAAGGAATTATGAGAAAAGCGTACAATGATGATGAAGATATGCACATTTACGGCTTTCTTGACAACGAATACAGAGAACATGACTGGTGTAGGAGCTAAAAGATGCGGGAAGAAATAATTGAAGTTGCCAGTCAAGCTCCAGAGTTTGCGCAAGGCATTGATGTACTAGCAGAAAGCTTGGCTACAACACCTATAACATCACAAGACTTAGATGATGCGATAGAGATGCTTGAGGCAACTCTTGATAATCCAGCTATATATGCTGAAACGGTAGTAGCTGCAATCGCCGATGGTCTTATAGATGAGGGCGATGCGCCTGCTGAGTTTAATATTGAGTTTATTCTTTCTCTTTTGCTGGCGCTGTACGGTCTTCAGGAGAGGCTTCTCGCAGAAGGTTATGCTCGTGGCGGCTTGGCGGATGCAGCCAATCGTTTATCTCGTCAGGGACAGAGCGGCGACACCATGCTAGCTCACATTAATCCTCGTGAAGCTGAAGTATTGCGACGCATGGGTGGTCAGGGGACAGTAAATCCCAATACAGGTTTAGCCGAATATAAAAGTATCAAAAAGCTATTTAAAAAAGTTATCCCTATAGCTGTATCTATGTTTGCCCCACAATTAGCTCCAGCGATTGGTAGTGCTATTGGATTAAGCGGAACTGCTGCGAAAATTGTAGGCGGCTCGTTATTGGGCGCAGGTACAGCAGCCTATGCAGGCGGCGACCCACTTAAAGGAGCCGTGCTTGGTGGAACAGGTAGTGGATTAGGAAGCGTTGCAGGTAGCTTCTTAAACCAAGGATTAAACTTAGGTCTTTCGGCTCCTGTATCCGCCACTCTGGGCAGCGGCTTAGTCGGCGGTTTAGCTGGAGCGGCTACTGGACAGGGTTTTGGGCAAGGAGCATTACAAGGTGTAGCAGGGCAACTACTTAAAAACGTCGCAGGCTCTGATGGAATGGGATCTCTTGCAGGAACGCCAAACGCTTTACAGGGCGCCATACAAAGTGGAGCAGATACTGCCGGAAATATGTTAATTAGCGGTTATTCTCCCAAAGATTCTTTGCAGGGAGGGGTCGCAGCAGGTATTTTCAGCGGAGGTAAATCTATTTTATCCCAGCCGAAGCCTTCCGAAGTAGTTGTAGAAGGAGTTAAAGATTC